AGATCCCAAGTGTATCAAATCCGGGGGAGATTTTACGACCAAGAGGGGGATCAGGTTTTCCCCCGTAATTTTATTCCCACGAACCCGACCGAGGACGGAGAAGAACCAAACCAAACGTACTTTCCTCCTATGGGTGGGAGGGGATTCGATGGAGGGGGTGAGCGGGGCATTTCCGCCCGCAAACGGCAGATAAGAAAACTCATTCAGCAGAATAGAGATGCAAGGAGGTTGATTAAATAAAGATACGTATTTTTTATCTATAGGATATGTAATGACGAAGGAAATTAAAGACTTAATTAAGTCAAAGCGCCCCAACCTCTCCTCCTCCTCTCTCACAACATACGCCAGTATATTGAAATCGCTGTATCGCAAAGTATTCGGCGATACCGACTACGATTTAGGAAAGTTTGACGAGCCGACCAAGACACTTTCCGTCCTGGAAGACACCCCCTTCAATAAACGCAAGACGATTCTCTCTGCCCTCGTCATTCTAACGGACAAGAAGGCGTACCGCGATCTAATGAGTGAGGATATTAAGGAATACAACGCCGATATGGCGAAACAGGAAAAGAGTGCATCGCAAGAAGCGAACTGGATAGAACCTGAGGAAGTCTCCTCGGTATTCGCCGACCTCAAGAAGAACGCCCAACTCCTGTATAAGAAGACTCATAAAACCCCGAGTGATATCCAGCAGATCCAGAACTATATCATTATCGCCTTGCTGGGCGGTACCTTCATCAGTCCCCGCCGAGCGAAGGATTTCTGTGATTTCAAAATCAAGAATGTCGACCGGGATAAAGACAATTACCTCGATAAAAAGAAGATGGTATTCAACTCTTACAAGACGGCAAAGACATATGGCCGACAGGAGATTGACCTCCCTCCCGCCCTCAAGACCATCATTACAAAGTGGCTGTCGATCAACCCCACCGACTACCTCCTGTTTGATAGTAATGGAAATCCTATGACCTCTGTGAAGTTGAACCAACGCATCAATCACATTTTTAATAAGAAGGTTGGCGTCAATCTCCTCCGTCATTCCTACCTCACAGAGAAGTTTGGAGAGACGATTAAGCAGAAGAAGAAGATCGCCGATACGATGGAGGATATGGGAAGTTCGGCGAATATGCTGACAACATATGTTAAGAACGAATAGTTTAATTATATATACAAATTAATATCTGTATATATGATACAATGGGAATAGTTTGTGAGACAAAAGAAGAATATACTGCACTCAAGGAAAAGGCGATGATGGTGAAAGTCATTCTGTTGGATAAGGCCGACCTCCCCCCCCTCACAAACCCCTCTCTGTTTAGCAAGAAGAGGAAGAAGCAGTTTGTAGAGGATATGACGGAGTATATGGAACACCCTATAGAAGAAATCACCGCCAAGTTCAACGATGTCGTCAATGAGACAATACTCGCGGGCGGGGCAGATGTGAGCGAATACCCCGTTTATGAAACCCCCGTTAAATGAAAACCACGGCAAAAATAATGTAATAGGAATTAGTTTATTCCATTATTTTCTCTCAGTAGTGTATAAAATGAGTGGTATGCCGTTGAGATCCCCGTTAGATGCCGACAAGTTCAGGCGCGAGTACCTCAATATCCTGAGCCTGCAAACCAAGAACGACGATAAGAACTACGCCGCCAACCGTCTGTTTAAACAAACCGGTGTCCCGCAACAGCCCACTGACACGAGAACCTTTGATGAGAAGATGAGGGATATTGAGGGATTGAAGCAGTCCATTAGGGGCGATTTGACCGCCGTTATGGATTCCACGCAAGCGAATAAAGTCGTCCAGTCGTTGGCGAATGACGATATCGTTTATTTGGGGTCGCGGATAGACGATATCATCGGTCACACCCAACGTAAATGGACGAAGGGAGTGAATGCCGACATATTCATTAACCTTCTCCGCGAATACGCCCGGGCAGAGAGCGATGTATTTGGTATCTCCGAGGGCGTCCAGAATACAAGCAGACTCCTAACGTCCACCGAGAGCATCCTCTCAACTATGGTAAGTAAAGAGGATTTGGATGAATTGAAGCAAGATATCGGGCTTCTCAGAACGGGCGATGCCCGAACCCGAAGGCTATTGATTGATAACATCTCCGCTCTGGCAGATTTGATACCAAGTCCCAAAGTTCTGGAAGGGTTGATGTCTGTCAGGGATGCGAAAACCCGCCTCGATATCCAGCAACTCCTTAGCGATGCTCTACAGGATATTCCCAAGAGGTTGGATTTGGAGACCATTATGAAGGCGGTTGAGACTGCCTCCTCCGCCCAGCAACTGGATGTCGCTTTGAGAAGATTGAACGATATTGTCGCAACCAGCGGTGGAATCTCCGGCGAACTGGAGAACATCAAACTACTGATCGCCGACAATCAGTCCCAAATCCAGACGGGTGGTGGTGGGTATATTCCCCCCGGGGTCTGGGGGGGACTGAATAAGGTTCAACTGTCCGCCTATATCGACACCATCAGTACTTTTCCTCGCGGAAAGGAATTGTTGAGGGCGATTGGCGGAAAGTCAACCGTAATGACAACTCGAGCCCGTATGATTTCGTTTCTCACTGAAAAGGACGACGAGATTAGAACCGCCTTCTCAAGCGCGGGAACTGTAGCCATTCCCGTTATAGCGACCCCGGTCAAAAGTGATGGGGGCGGGGAAACCCTGTTTGAGTGTGTCGCAGAGGAGGAGGACGACGGGGATGAAAAAGTGGCGGGATCGGGCATCAGGGGTCGCGGTGTCGGTCGCCCGCGCACCCGCAATTACGTTGGTTCTACTCGCCCGAAAAGGAGCGACAACCTCACCAAGGAGGATATTGACTATACGGCGGGTGTCTCGTACGTATCGCCCCGGTTCGTTCCTCTCGGCAGATATGTAATCAACAAGGGACAACTCGATAAAAACATCGTCAGCATCAAAACCAAATCGGGGGGTTGTATTTGCGGGTTCAAATCACAGCGGACTTCGGCGAAAATGGGGAGTGTTATCCGTAAAATCATCGGCGGGGGTGTCCCTACGTTTGACGAGATCGCCGAGTTGGATACCAACGAGAAAACCTATCTCCATAAAGTCGCCTCTGCATCGGGCATTATTGATAAGTTGAATATCCCCGCACCCGATAAGTCCGCTGAGGATAAGGAAATAGACCAGTTTGAGTTGATGAAGGGGCAGATCCTCTCAGGCAATGATAACCGGGAATACATCAAGAAGTTCAAACTGTTGGTGATGAAACTGAGTAAGGGGGGAATGCTCCCTATGAGGCAGGCGAAAGAGGTTCTCTATGAACTCGCTATGTTGGGATACTAATAGCGAACTTGGTAGAATATATAATGCTTGTGTATTATATATGACAGTCCCTTCAATATTGACGAGGGTTGGTAGTAAGATCCCAATTCGGGATTTAGTGAAAAAAAATGCGCCCGACGATTTCAACGTGTATATCGAACCGTTTGTTGGATCCGGGGTTGTCTATTTGCATATGGATTTAGACCCTGCGGTAAAGGCGGTGATTAGTGATTTAGACCCTGCTCTGGTTGAGGCGCATAAGATAATAAAAAGTAATCCCCCCCTCACCGGGATTTCAAAATATGAGAATCTGACGCCCGAACAAACGGAACGACTTGTAAATGGGGGGCGTCCTATTGGCTCGCTCGGGAAACTCGCCCGTTATACCGCCTACTCGTCGGGTGGATTTAGTGGGAAAATCGCGATGAGAAAAGACGGGACTTACCCGTTATATAAGTTTGCAGATATCGCTAAAAAATTGAGGCGAATACCCGAGACTGCAGAGTATATGAAAAACACAACCGTATTGAATCAGGATTATAAGACCGTCATTAGAAAATATGACCGCCCCGGTGCATTCATCTATTTAGACCCCCCGTATGAGAATAGTGATGGGTTGTATGAGTTTCCCGATATGGACTATGATGAAATGGCGAGAGTGTTGTCGCGGGTAAAGGGAAAGTTTTTGATGAGTATCAACGATAGTCCCAATATCCGCAAAATATTCAAAAACTTCTTTATTCACAAAGTCGTTGTGAGGGGGGGAGGCAACGACTCGCGTCTGGGGGGGGGGAAATAGGAAAGAGTTGTTTGTAAGTAATTATTGAGGGGGGTGGTGTTATACACTAACAACGTCATATAAAGGGGTTAAAGACACCCCCATATATATAACAATTATGGAAGAGCAACTGGAATACAAAAACATCTCAATTCTCTTCGTGGTTCTCAACGGATTTCTGCGACTTAGTGCAATGGTAAAGGAAGACATACGAGACACCAACCTATCAGACGATGAGAAGGCGAGGGTTGTGAAATATATTGAACTGATGCAGAACCCCGATTTCAATAAGAAGTGGAACACAAAGGACAAGTATCTGGTGTATTCAGTGGTGTCATACGCCATCCACAAGGCATACAAACACCGCGATTTGCTCCTTCATACGATGGGGGTGGTTGAACGGATGATGAAACGGGAACTGAAACAAAAACTCATCACCAAGAGTGAATATATGTTTTACCGAAAGACCAGTTTCGTTCTTCGGCGGATGTGTAATAAACTGGGGGAGAGAGACCAGTACAATATGGATCTGTCTGATTGGGACGGGGGGGCAATTCGCCTCACGTATGCGAAATCATAATATAATCTATCTCTATATTATATATAGAGATGGATTGGAGCGACGATATTGAGCGGGTGTTGGAGGGCATAAGACTAAACGCCCTTAAAATGCGGAAACAGCATACAAAAAATTTTTTGGTATATAAATCTACTTTGAAATACTATAAAATACCGGTGATTGTAATCTCCGCTATAAACTCAGTGTTGTCGGTGGGAGCCGATAAATATATCGCCCAGCAATACATCAGTGGTATAACCTGCCTCCTCGCCCTTATCTGCGGTATCATCGGGTCAATTGAATTGTATTTGAAACTGCAGGAGAATTGTGAGAATGAACTGATCGCCTCAAAAGATTTCTACTCGTTGGCGATTGGGATTTATAAGATGCTGACCCTTGAACGACCCCACCGCGATGTGGAAGGTAGAGTGTTCCTCGATGATTGTTATAAACAATACGTGGCCATCTATGAAAAGGCAAATGTGATGAAACGGAAATATGATGATGCTCTTTTCCATACACCATCGTTGAATGAGACATTCCGCCTCTCACTCCCAGAGAGTAGTGTGAATGGGGGGGTAAGTGATACGAGTAGTGATGATAATATCTAATACTGAATAAAATTACAACTGATAAGAATGAATAGATACAATTATTTCGGGATTATTACTTGTCGATCCCGAAGTCTTCGTCAATTCAACGCCCCACGTAGTATTGGCGGGAATCGTTTCGGGATCGTCCAAAACCTCACAAAAGGCAACATTATTTGTAATAGAAAACGTTCTTTCCCCGCAATCTACATTATCAGTCGCCGATTGTATATTACTAACGTTGTTGGTACTTGACAATCTAACAACTTTTACGTTCATCACTACCGCACCAATCAAACCATCATTTTCCGCAGAAAGTGAAACGGAATAAGGTTTTATAGCATACGGCAATTTCATACCATACACGCCATCACGACTTGCATCTCTCACACTACTCCACACCATATAGCCAGAAATTAAAGTGGTCGTAGATTGATAAAAATTATTTGTATTCGTAATCAGCGGAACATTACCCACCTTATACGTCCCAGCAACATCTAATCCATCCTCGCTCAACGTCATCCGCAAAGTATCCGCTGCCAATCGTTTGGTATAAAAATCCAATTTAGGAGGCTGAGTCACCTGCACATTATCGTTCTCGCCGTATGTCGCCTTCATAACTATTCCACCACCACCACCACTTATTTTTAAAAGATGTATAGAAGGTTGCGCATCTCCTCCAAACCCCGTCATACTATTGTAAATAGCACTTTTGGTGGATATATTCCCATCCACATAAGCACCACCATCTATCATCGTATCCGACCCAACGTCTAAAGTAGAAGCAAGGGTTGTAGCACCAGATGCAGTTAAAGTATTAAGGGATGTAGCACCAGATGCAATTAAAGTAGTAAGGGTTGTAGTAGCAGTAATAGTAGCACCACCAGTAATAGTAGCACCACCAGTAATAAAAACACCATTATTAATAGTAGCACCACCTGTAATAGTAGTAGCACCACCCGTAATCCTTGCACCAAGATTCGCCGTCAAAAAACCGTTAAGGTTTGTAGCATTACTAACAGTTAAAACCCCCCCAACAGTAGCACCACCACTCGTAATAGTAGCACCACCGGCAATAGTAGCACCATTATTAATAACAGCACCAAGATTCGCCGTCAATAAACCGCCAACAGTTGTAGCATTACTAACACCTAAAACCCCCGTAATATCAGCACCACCACTCGTAATAGTAGCACCACCAGCAATAGTAGCACCATTATTAATAGTAGCACCATTATTAATAGTAGCACCAAGATTCGCCGTCAATAAACCGCCAACATCTAAAGTTTCTTCAAAAGTATATGAAAAACAACATACATAAATACACAAAGAAGACTGAATGTTTTTGTGGCGGTAAATACGACACAATACACAAAGCACGTCATTTGAAAAGCAAAAGGCACTGTATGGCGGTTAGTGAGAAAATTACACTTGATGGCAGTGAATCATAACAATAATTTCGGGGTTATTATCAACACTCCCTATGACACCTTTCTGTAAATAAACACCCCACGTAGTATTAGCATCAATAGTAACGGGTTCTTCCAAATCATCACAAAACGCACAATTATCAACAATATCATAATTTCTAAAACCACACAGAACTGCCCCGCCAAAAAGTTTAAAATTACTATTATTGTTAGTATTAGGATATTTAAAAACCTTTACGGTCACATTAACAAGCCCCTCCAACCCGTCCGCTTCGGCAGATATGGAAACGGCATAAGGTTTTATAGCATACGGAAATTTCATACCACGCACTCCGTCCGTAACAGTATCACGAACAGAAGTCCAAAGAAGCCACTGATTTGATAAATAGGACGTAGATTGATAAAAACTATGAGTGTGTGTGATTAAAGGGTAAGAACTCTTCCTAATAACCCCACCCACAATCAAATCACTATCCGTGGATAAATCACCAACCACTTCCGCAATACCCCCAATAGTAGCGTTATCCAGAATATTCACAGCACCATCAATTCTTGTCCCACCGCTAAAATTTTCACCCTCATTAATTCTAATCGCATTACCATACGCATTAAAAACATTCTTACCAGAGTCCATACGCAATACACCCTCTAAATACATACTACCATCAACTGTTAAATTATTCGTAATATCAACATTACCCGTAGTAGTAATACCCATCACATCACCAACACCGTTTAACGCCCTTATTTTAAACTTATCACTATCACTATTATCTATCCCAGTCGTCCATCTATTAAAACTTGTAGTAAGATATTGAATTAGAGCATCTCCATCTCCATCTTGTTCTATTGTTAATCCCGCAGAAATCCCCGTATCCGTAGAGTTTTGGTAAATATGTAATTTAGAAATGGGAGCATCAATTCCTATCCCAACATTACCATTAGTGTCCGCCAATACCACATCTCTATAATCTGTGTAATTAGTTGTATTTTGGTATGTTGAACTTGTAGGTTTGTAAATACGCATTCCAAATTCATTTTTCTTTAAACATAATAGGTTAGACTTACCACCAGAACCATCACCCCACGTATTAAAATGGATACAATCGGCATAGGGGGCGGTATTGTTATTCGCCCAACTACCAAAAAGAACCTCAAAACGTCTCGCACCAATTTCACTCCAATTTACTTGTCTATTATCAAAGGTTAATTTCGGCACAAAACGATTATCTAATGTTTCGCCTTTGTAATTTATTTCAGTATTATTAGACATAGTAAGACTTCCCCCTAAAAATTCTAATTTACAAACGGATAAATTATTATCAAAAAACCACCTCGCCCATTCAGTATCGTTCGCCGTCATATACCTCCACCATTTACCATTTCCTTCGTCTTTCAATCTCAAATCTGTTGTTCCTCCACTACTCGTAGAATACCATAACCACGAACGTTCGCCGTTAAATCGTAAATAATCACCATTAGTATCAGCACGTAAATTAAGTAATCCACTCATCGTATCACCCGCAACATTCACAAAACGGGCATCTAATGTCTGATTTTTATAAGTTAATTCAGCATTATCATTTAATCGCAAACGACTACCCCAAAGATTAACCTCACCATCACTCGTTCTAAACTCCATACGTGAGTGATTTAATGAATTAGAATTAACATAACCCTCATTCATACCAACAATTACTTTAGTTCTTCCAGTAGTTTGGATTTCATCATCTAAAATTGAAGTAAGATTTGGAAATGGAGATGTAAAACGTTGAATACCTCTACCACTATCTCGGTATGTGGGGGTATTGACAAACTCGTCCCCTAACATTATCTCTAAACCAGCAACAGACAAATCACCACCAACCTGTAAATTATTCGTAATACCAACATCACCAGAACTATTAATCAGCAATTTATCCACGTTATTTTGACGAAGATGTAAGGGATTCGTTCCGCTTGAGTTCAAATAGGTTTCACCACCATTAGATTGAATGAGAGCATAACCACCAGTAGTGTTAAAAGAACTATGTGAGACAGAACAAAAATTAGCACTTCCACCCCACGCACCTATATGAGCGTTATTAATAGTTAAATCACCCGGCATCGTATCACCCGCAACATTCACAAAACGGGCATCACTTTCCGCTTCTGTGTAATAATCATTATCCAAAGAATGAAATCGGGCATCTAATGTTTCGCCTTTGTAATATATTTCGTTTGGATTAGAAACGGTTAAATCACCATTAATCGTAGTATCATCACCAACATTCAAACCCCCAACAATACCCACATTAGAACTATTCCTCGCAATAGTTATAGCATTTTTTCTCGTAGCAGTTGGATTCCCAGATGATTGATTTTGAGTTCCTATATATAGTGTGTTAGGACTACCACCATCATATTCTATATACGCACCTTGAATATTGTCTCTGTCCTGAAATTGTTCTGTTAAAAACAACGAACTTTTTCCATCATAGACTTGTCCTGCCCTCCTACTATTGAGTAATATATAAGGATAAAAATCTGCTTCTGCTAAATGCTCTATTACTAAATTACCGTCCTGTATGGTTAAATCTGTAGAGAATGTTTTAGCACCCGTAATGGTTTCCACTCCCTCAACATTCACAAATCGGGTATCTAATGTTTCGTCTTTGTAATATATTTCGTTTGGATTAGAAACGGTTAAATCTCCAGTCATCGTATCACCCACTTTACTAACTTTCAAAGCATCACCCGCAACACGGGCAGTCGCTTCGGCGGTTATATTGTCTTGTAAAGTCGTATCGGCACTACCACGGGCAGTCGCTTCGGTGGTTATATTGTCTTGTAAAGTCGTATCGGCACTACCACGGGCAGTCGCTTCGGCGGTTATATTGTCTTGTAAAGTCGTATCGGCACTATCACGGGCAGTCGCTTCGGCATCTAGTCGGGCATTAATACCCGCAATGGTTTGTCCCGTTATGACACCCGACACATCCAAATTACTATTAAGGTCAGCGTTCCCTGCAACTTCTAAAGTGTCCGATTTAACATCTTCAATTGTAGCAATACCGCCTACATTAATATCTGTGAAGTTCTGTGTCCCTTGTGCCTGAGGGAACTTTAGAAAGTATTTCTCGCCCTCGGAGATTGTGAGTGCTGTGTCCTTTACTGTGAATACAGTTGGGTTGAATATAGGCGATTCTTCTATGGGCGGGGGGTATGCCGACATTTATATTATACAGATATTAAATATCCGTCGTCTTTTATCTTTACATTTTTATATCCATACAGTATAAATGCCTACAGGTCGTATTGAGAACCTATATGAAAGAATGCCGAAGCAGTATTTGGATAAAGTAGAGAACCCCAACTTTCATCTACACAATCTAAAAATCCCAATGCGTATGTGTATCGTCGCCCCGTCAGGTTCGGGCAAAACCAATTTTCTATGTAATCTAATATCGCTCTTCTCGGCGGGTAAGGGGACGTTCCAGACAATCACAATCATAACCCGAAACAAAGATGAACCCCTCTATCGGTGGATTACTGAGAGTTGTGAATCCATCATCATAAAGGAGGGCGTGGATAATACTCCGGCGTTGGATAAGTTTGATAAAGACTTCAATCATTTGGTTGTCTGGGACGACCTGGTGCTGGCGAAGGATTTGAGTAGGGTAGAGAATTATTACATTCGTGCAAGGAAGTTCGGGGTTTCCTGCATCTTCATATCACAATCCTTCTTTAAAATCCCGAAGATTATTCGCAACAATTGTTCCTATATGGTCTTGCTTAAGTTGTCGGGCAACCGAGAGGTGAATGTGATCCTTTCGGAGTTCGGTCTTGGTGTGACGAAGGCCGAACTATTAGACATCTATAAGTATGCGACTGCAGAGAAGTTCTCTCCCCTATTGATTGATATGGAGGAGAGTAGCGAAAAGAGGTTTAGGAAAGGATTGTTGGAAGTGATCGAGTTGGAAGACTAATGTATAAATAGATGTTAAGACTAAAGTTAAGGAACAGACACATTTAAACAACCATTAACCGATTATTAAGATAAATAACCACATTATAGAGCATAAATGATATTAAAGGCGTAATAAAATTAATTTTATTACGCTATATGTTGTTTAAATAGAATAAATCTATGTTTTTCATATTAATATTCAGTTAATGGTTGTTTAAATGTGTCTGTTCCTTAACTTTGAGTTAAAACACCCCTATTTTACGCAGGCTCGCCCGTTCCTATCCCCCTCACTAACATATGCAAAATTGATTCTCCCACCAGCCAGGTTGAGATAGACACACACACCCCAAAACATATGACTACCCAAGCACCTAAGGCACCAAGCAAACAGAAAATGACTATGAAAACTAACCCCTTCCCTACAATTGACGGACACTTTTGGGTTGTGAGAAACGGGCAGATTATAGACACAGATTTTAAAGAATATAATTCTGTTAAAATGATTAACGGGTGTAGTGGTGGAATGGTGTATAAAGAAGCAGATAAAATTACGCAGAAAATTATGACTGCGGTGTTTATGAAATGTTTGGAGAGTATGGGGTTTGATATGGAATCATTCAAGCGATTTTCGGTAGAGAATAAAAGAGCATCCCCCCGTTTCAATAGTTGTTTTCAAAATTGTCTTACAACTTATCAAGAAGGTGATGAGATAAAGTTTGGAAGTATGGGGTGGAAATATTTAAACAACTGCAGAGTATGGTGGGAATATGGCGGGGAAGATTGGGCTGGGGTCAAAGCATTCTTAAAATAAACAATCAAATTAACCAAATCAATTTTGCCTTGCCCTAATTGGGTTTTTTTACCACGGCTCCTCCCCCTCGTATTCTTCATATATGGGGTGATGCCCGAATATAATTGCGTCTGGACGAGGCAAACCATCACAACAAATCTTCATCATCATCAAACGCCTCTTGACTGTCTTTTGACGAATATACTCTCGCAACCACGCTTTTTGATGTTTTGCGTCAATAAAATCATCACTCCTATTATATTTACACCTCAAACACCCATTATCTGTCTTCAATTCTTCCATATACGGGTATGTGGGACGGGCGTATTCCATAATGAGGCGGATCAGTTCCTCGGGGGTATTCTTGAAAGCAGTGAGTTCCATTTTTGGGCGTGTGTTGCCGTAGTAAAAAATATATTATCCAAATCAATTTTGCAGATGGTTTCGCAAATTCTACTATCATATATTATAATATAAGATAATAATTAGACGGGATTCTCAAACCAGTCTGTATTCTTATCATTATATTCACAATCAAGCCTAACAAAGAATTTATGTTTGATATGCTCGTTTTCGTCCCAAACGTAATTTTGGTAGAACACTCTTGAAACATATCCTTTTTTATCAATCATCGCAGCAAAACACCTCTGTGTCTTGTCCTCTCGCCTATACCATACAGTAAACCAACCATCGCTACTCTGCTTCCAATCCATGTAAATTTCCTCTCCTCTCTTCCAATTCGCCACCTCTTTCACTTTTTCAATCCACAAATGAGACGTTTTACTACCCAACTTAGGGTGAATCTCTTTTTCCATCACATCATTAATCTCGGTATTTTCATAATCCCACGAAACAGTTAATCCAACCTCTCCATCATTTCCTTCAAAAGACTCATACGAACAAATTTCGTATGAATTCATATTTTGTGTGTGTGTGCCTATCTCAAATGGGGTTGAGTGAGAATCAATTTTGCAGATGGTTTCGCAAATTGATCTAAACTTTCGTCAGGTCAATCTGGCCGTTATCAACTATCATTCTATCAGTTCCACCAACTCCAACATCAATCTCTTTACGCAACTTCGGGTCACTGGATTGGAAGAAGTGTTTAAGAATATACTCGTTCTTCTTGAAGTCAATTGACTGGTTGAGGTCGTCAAAGAAGAATAGGAAGTCTTCCACATCTTCATAGATGTCCCCCTTACGATGCGGGTACGCAAAAATATAGTGGAGCATAGCACAGCAAAAGAACCCACAAACCTCACCCATCAACGACTGGATATTCTTGGCATTGAATGGGAGTTTTTGCCCGGTGGTGTCTAACACCGCCTTCTTAATATCTTCTGGGGGGGGCGCTCCGTATGGGTCAAAATAGAATGGTTTGATTTTGTTGTCCTTGTATTTCATAACGGCAAGGCACGTCCAGTGCGACCCGCTATTCAGCATTCCCGTATCCTCATCAAACTCGTCGTCTAAATTGATAATGTAGGAGGTGTTGTATTTCAACTTCTTCGGGATTTCGTCCTTAAACACAATACCTGCTAAAGGGATTTCCATCTTCTTGCAGAGAGTACGTAGTTGTTTATCAGTGAGAGACATATATACTATGTATATAGAAAAATATATCCATATCTTAACTTACACGTACAGCCCACTTCCCCTCACCTGGAATTGAGGAGGAAGAGTATGCTGAAACTGGAAGTTAGCGGACATCGCCTGTGATTGGAGGGCAGGGTGGGATGGGGGCAACAGAGTTCCTCCAACACCAACCACCCCAGCCGTGGGCGTATCCGCCGCAACACCACTACCCTGACGCCCCACATACAATCCACTGCCTACATACAACCCGCCACCACTCCCCCGACCAACCAATCTTGAGCGGGCGTATGTCTTTGCCTCGCCCGTCTTGCGACTACCGAATGCCCTTGCCCCCTCCTCCATATCGTCCAGCGCACTTTCCGCCAACGCCTTTCTCGCCTTCTTGAGAGAGGAATACCTTGACGGCTTATCAAGCGCCTTGTTGAGTTCCTTGCCTGCGAATTTGCCGAGTTGGCTTCCTACAACACCCGCCAGCGGAATCAACTGAGGTTGGCCTGTGGCGACGGCCAGCCCGGTCAAACCAGCGGTAGCGAGTTCGGGGAGCCTCTTCGCAACTTCTCTGCCTGCCGCCTTACCCACCTTGATCGCACCCCTCTTAACGAACTTGCCTATCTTCTTGAAGATGCCCCTTCCCTCCATCTCAGGCTCCTCACTCATCTCCCTATTCGCCTGTATCTCATCAGGGGTGAGTTGGATCTGTACCCCCTTGTTTCTTGTCAGGTTTCGACTCGCGATATCAAAGGTGGACGGGGACACCACCAGTAGCATACCGCTACCCTGCATCGCAGGTTTCACCCTGACCCGGTGTCCGTTCCTCAGCCTGCTTGCCTGGTGCGGGGAAATCTGCACTTCTATTCGTTCCATCATTATACATAAGGGCGATATAAAAAATATGTGGTGGGGTTTGCTTAACAGGGTAGATAATGGGGTGTTGTCCTAAACCATCGGCGGATTAAGATTTAGAACCGCTTAGTCTCTCTTGGCGAAAACGCTAAGTCTATAATCTCCATTATATAGTATGTGTATAAAAATTGATTTAGTCCCATTAATTAAATAGGGTACA